TGACAGGTCTCATTGACTTCTCCGAACAAGTGGCTGACCGTGGCAAAGAGTTTGTCACGGAGGCCCAGGGCATAGCAGGAACCCTTGGCGTCAATCCTGGCGTAGTTCTTGATGAGCTTAGCAGCCATCTGCTTGGTCAGACTAGGGATCGGGGTAATGATGTCATCGATGGACACCATGTTGGGAACATGGTAGTCCGATCGGGAATACTCGACCAAAGATCTTAGGGACCTTGGATTCTCCTGGAAATGGCGAACAGCATCCTCGATAGGTGTGTTCTGGAGTAGGTTCACTACGTCCTGAGTGTTCCTAGCGTTGGTACGGTAGGCTTGTTCCCATTCGTTGAAGAGTTTTCCCATGCCCCTCTCCGCAGCTTCCTGCTTGATCAGCTTTGTGCTTCCCTTGTTGAACACTTCACGCTCATAGCGGTCGCGAAGGTCCTGCAGAGGGTTGTATCGTGGGTCGGAGGGGTCATCCTCATCACCACTAGTATTTTGTTTTAGGGGCTTTGTAAAAGCCCACTGCCACAACTTCTTAGCAGTGATACAAGTTGTTACAGCCACGCCAATAGCGGCGATGATTGTAATGACCTTGTTGTCCATGGCGAAGGACAGGATTCCCTTCCTCTTATACTCCTCAACACTATCCTTCAGCCTTTCGAGACTGAACCACGTGAACCAGGTTTGGCGATTCTCGTGGTGACTGATGTAATGGTTGAGGGCAATATAAGAGGAGATATCATTCTCCAGAGCTGGGATCAGCATGGGTTGCTCAGAGAAATAGTTCTTGAGCGCCACGTCCCGTGGGATAGCCACGGTGTTGGTGATGTTGGTGATTATGAACTCCTCAGGAGTCGCAATCACGCTGATGTCCGTGTTGTAGGGAAGGTGCAATGTCCTGCCATTGACGACAAAAGTTTTGTCGCCGACAGTAAAATGCATCCTGATCCCAGGAATCCTACGCTCAAAGAAGTTGGCAAGGACTGTGGCATTGTGCTCCATGTGGTTCGCAGTGGTGACGTTGATGGCGGTCAGCAGATCTGTGGGCCTTTCCATGGCGCGTGCAAAGTTGGCCAGGCGTGGGCTGATATGAATCTTGCCCTTAGCCCAGGCCGAGGTTGCTGCCGCCTTGCTTCCCAGATAGGTGTGCATCTCTTCAATGGTCTTGAAGACACCACGGAAGTCCCAGTTGTCGGATGGTCCGGTGTATGGCAGCTGAGTCTTGATGACTCCTCCCAAGGAGATAAGGTAGTTATTGTACTCCTTAAGGAGGTACTCGTTGATGTCTCCATTGGTAAATTCTCCGCAGCTCGCAAGACCTGAAGAGTTCTTATCAATGGTGTATTGGAAGGGCATAGCCAAGCTCTTCACTGTGCCATCAGGCCCCTTGTAGGTAGTAGGGTGGTTGATACCCAGTCTGCGGACAATGCCGCTAGGAGCATCAGAGATCACATGCACTGACTTGTTCCACATTCCTGTGGGTTTCAGTACAGTGTTGGTAACGATGACGATAACAGACTTCTCATGGGTAGTGTTGATCCAGGAGAGGTAGCTCTTATGCTCCTGCTGGGGAAGGGTATCATCCACTATGTAAATAGCGGGGGCCTTCACGGAGGGCTCATCAAACGAGTAGATGTAGCGGATGGGGAGTTTGTATCCCTGGTTGAACAGGCTGGCCAGGACGGTTGCATCAGCAGTTTTCCCCACTGAAGGTGGGCCCTGGTAACGGACGACAAAGAATGTTCGCCCGGCGTTGGGGACAAGTTGGAGTTCCTTGGTCCTTGTCTGAATGTAG